ATCATATCCGCTTCTATATCTTAGCTGATTGACAATAGCGAATACAACAATGCTCTGCTTGCTAAAATGGCTGAACTTATCTAGATGGTACTTGTGCCTCTCACAGTATCTGATTGCTTGTTTTTTCATTGATTCTGGCAGTATATATTCATAGTCACAAAAGTTGAAATTTGATTCAAAATGTTTTGCTACTCCATAAAATATACACCCAGTTTCATAGATTGTCATTCATACTCTGTTAAACAGCTTGGAAGTTTGTTTGTGAATGGTTCACAATGTGTAAAATCTTTACATCTTCCATATTCTAAACAAGAAGCAACTATTTTACCATCACTGACTCTTTTATATCCTTTTAGTAACTCTGGCTTAACTGGTATATCAAAATCATTCCACCACCAACACCACTCACCTACTTGTGGTGACCAAGGTTTACATAAATGTAAAAAATAGCTATCTCCATTTTCAAATCTTAAATATGACTGATCGGTCCAAGCTTTGATTATTTTTTTAATTTTTCCTATTCTTGGAGTACTATTGGGTGTTGCTACTGCCCAATCACCAACTTTAAACATCAGCAGTCTCCTCTAATAAATTATTAACTGCTAAATGAAACTGTCCATAAATTGAAATAGTTTCTGACATTCCTCTTGTGATAAAATCAATCTCAAATACTGCATTACCAATTCTAATAAATCCAGAGTTAATATCAATATCAAGATTTTCACTATAATCAGTAATTGTGATTCTATTTCTAAAATCAACAACTTCAAGATTAGAATGAAAAATTGGATATAGTGGAGAGAAGTTATATGTAAACTCAACATACAAATCTCCTTCTCTTATGATTGTCAAAAGAACTTCTTTGCTAAATAGATAGTGATTCTAGCTTGGTTATATTTTACATCTAAGTAATACAACCCAAATGTAATCATTGATGCTGCTGATAAACCCATAAAAAACTTGTCCATATTCTTCTCCTATTTGGTTTTGATAGTGTTATTATACACTATCAAAACTTAAAATCTACTTACATACTTGCAATTGTTTTATAATCATCAGCAACAGTCTTGTCAAGTCTCTTTTCAATAATAACTGGTAAGAATAAAGCACTTGTTCCATCTGCTTTTGGTCTAAGAAGTGAATTAAACTCTATAGTGATAATAGAGCCAGTATAATGATTCAAGTCAAATCCTTCAATCAATCTAAGCCCTTTTGATGCATCATTTGGATCTACTGGTTCAAGTCCTCTGTCTTTTCTAGCCATTCCAGAAATATTGACTTTGACTTTTCTATCAGAAGAGACTGCAATAACAGATCCAATTCCATCTTTGAATTCTCCATCACCCGTGTTATACCCAATAACTTCAAGCTCACATTGTTTCTTTTCTTTGAGTTTAATCTGATCACTTGATCCAGAATCACTATCTTTCCAAATACCATCTAGATTTTTAACAACTACACCCTCTTCACCAGCTGCTATATATTTAGCATAGATGGCTTCAATCTCTTCTAGGCTATTTACCTCTGTTGATTCTTGTGGAAGGAAACATTCTAGATTTACCATTTCTGCTAAAGTACATACAGCACTAAATCTTTGTTTATATGGAAGTTTCCATTCACCATCTAACCAATCTTGATATGGTACTAAATCCCAACATCTAAATACAATATGATTTGCTGTCCATTCCCAATCTTCAGACGATTGTTCAAATTTCTCTTTCAACTTGTCTTTTTGTTTCTGAGTTGAAGCTTCAAGATATTTTGTTTGATAGGTGACAAATGTTTCTTCACTCCTAGCTAGACTTGAAATATATCCATTTCCAATCTCTCTTGCTAGAATCTTTCCGTCATTATCTTTGATGAGTATTTCACAATGAAGAACAACATCACCACCCATAGTATAATTACATAATGACATTAGTTTATCTGTGAGTGTATCTGATAGCAACTCCTTTCCATTTCTACTTAAGAATGAAATTGTTTTATCTTTGATAACAACATTATAGAAAGCTCCGTCAGATTTACATTGAGCATAAGCTGGAAATTTGATAGCTGATAGATGTTTATGATCTTTACATCTCATGTATGGGTATTCTTGAATCCAATTCTTTCCATAGATGGTGTTAATACTCTTACTACTTACACCCTTTGCTAGACTACTTTTAAGAACTGCATGAAATAATGATAGATGTTCATCATCAATAGCATCAAATAACATCATTCTTACACCTTTAGTTGTCTTTGTCTTCTCTTGTAAATGCTTAAGAGCTTCTAAGATTAACAACTCTTGATATTCTGGTGTAAATGCTGTATATGAACACGTTTGAATTGGCATACTCTTATCAGAAACACAATAGTTAATATGTGTATCATATGTTGCTTGGAGGTATCTATTCCAAACCTCATTATCTTTGTACTTTGTAAGCACCTCTTTTTTAAAGGTAGAACTGTTGTTACTCTCTAACTCTTTAATGATATCAGTTATTCTCATTTATTCTCCTTATTTCTTTTTCTTTGGTAACTTTTGAATATAGACCATATCTTGTTGACAGATAGGACATTTAGGAATCTTGTGATTGAATTGTGTCTTTTGAGAACCTTTATATTGATTCCAAAAATTTGGAGCTTCCCAATCTATGAATTTTACAGATCCATTTGATTTCTTTACTGCTCTTGTCAACCTTGAGTTTGTATGGTGTTTAGGACACCAGTATTGTAGAATAGCCATTGTCTTCTCCTCTTCTTTAATAATGTTATAATATAAAAACTTAGATATAGCTTAACAAATATTTGATATAACTATATTTTTAATTTCATCAACTTCCAATAAAATTTCTGTTCCATCATCTAGTGTAAATTTAATTCTTGACTGATAAAACAATTTTAGCTTATTTACATCTTTTGTTTGCATCTTCATATGTTAATATTTCCGTTTCATCTGGAATGTAGTTTAAATCTAGATAGAAAGTCAGCAACTCTCATTACATCTTATCTCCTTCAAGTTCATCAATTCTATTTACATATGCTATAAGAGCAACTTCAATCATCCTATTATAGAGTGGATTTAAATATCCTATAGAATGACCAGTTTTTAAATCAATAAATCTTCCTGCTAAATATGTATAAGTAGCAGTATTTCTTGTCATCCAAAACATTCCAGTATTATAGGATACTATCAATGAAAATCTATTTTTCTTATCCCAATTGGTTGATAAAATGTTAAAGTTTACCATTGTCCATCTTCATATATAATATTAGTATCAAATAAAAGTGGTAAACACATGCTGATATTTGATCCAAATGTTGAAAACAGACAATGCATTTGCCATTTTGAATATCCATCATCATCTTCTTTTGGTAGTGGATTAAATGCTAATTGGTTTTCTCTTGTAGTTGGTGATAAAGTCATACACCAAGCAGTGTGTTGATCTAATAAAAATTTTCTACCTGCGTTTGTCAATCTTATTTTTACAGTGTCATTTAGATTTATTTTCATTCTACAATCCTTTTAATCATATCTTTAGAAATAGACCAATAAAGACTAGATCCAACCCAATTATATAAATGTGAACGAGTTATATTTTTATCAACTTCTATGATTCTATCCTCTGGCATTTCATCTTCCATTTCTCTAATATATGTATTATAACAAGCAATAGATAAGCCATATTTATTTAAACCAAACTCCTCTTCCATTTCTTTCCAGGTTTTAATTTCTACTAACATTGTCTTCTCCTTGTTTTGATAGTGTTATTATACACTACTGTAACTTAAAAGTAAATTAAATAGTTAAAAAGGTTATAGTTTGGGTATCAGCAATATAAAACTATCAGATTATGATTTTACAGACTTACAACATTATCCGAATGTTGGTAAGAACAAATCTGGTGAGTTAGAAGAGTTTTCATTTATGGGAAACTATATGCTACGAAATGCTATGAGCAAACTAGCAATGACAGCTGAAGCAAAAGAAGAAAAAGCAAAATGTGCTGCTTCATATGAATATTTTATTGAGACATATGTAAAGATCCAAACAATTGATGATGGTATTACTGCTTTTAAACTCAGACCTTTTCAGTATGAATACTTAAAATTGATTCATGAAAACCAAAAGATAATTTCTAAGATCGCCCGTCAGGTTGGTAAGACAATCAGCACATGTTCATATCTTGTTTGGTGTCTATGTTTTAAAGAAGATTTTACAATTGGTGTTGTTGCAAATACAAGTCCTTTGACTCTAGAGATTGTTAGTATAATAAAACAAATGTTTGAGCTACTTCCTGCTTTCTTAAGACCAGGTGTAAAAAGTTGGGGTGCAGCTTCAATTAGATTAGCAAATGGAAATAGAGTTATATCAGCAGTTGCTGGTCCATCAGCACTCAGGGGTAGAACTTTAAATATTCTTGTGATAGATGAAGCTGGTCATATTGATGAGAATAAAATGAAACCATTCTTTGACTCTGTAATGCCAGCCCTCTCTTCTGGTTCAAAGACAAAGATCATCATCATATCTACTCCAAAGGGCTTTAATACTTTTCAGAGAATATTTGTTGAATCACAAAAAGGTATAAATGGATATGTAAACTTTGAAGGAACATGGAGAGTTGTTCCTGGTAGAGATGAAGCTTGGAAACAAGCACAAATAGAAGCTGATGGGTTAGAGAGCTTCCTTCAAAACCATGAAGTTCAATTCCTTGGTAGTTCAAAGACTTTATTATCTAAAGAAGCATTGGAAAGACTCTTAAATTGTAAAGCACCAGCAATTGATACCTTAGATCACATTCATGAAGATTGTAAAGTATATCACTATCCAATAGATGATCCAGATATTTTCTATACTGTTGGAGTTGATAGTTCAAAAATTTCTATTACATCAAAAAAGAATTCAGATTATATATCGACCCAAGTGTTAGAGTTTAATAGAAGAGAGAAAACTATCAAACAAGCGATGACTCTAAGAACTCGTGATATGCACTATACTGAACTTGCTGAACTGTTATATGAAATTGGATCATACTACAATGATGCAATGATCTTAGTTGAAAATAATTCAGAGGGACAAGGGGTGGTGGATACTCTCTTTGACAAGTATGAGTATGAAAACATCTTCTGTGATGCTGAGAGACATGATGTGCTTGGATTCAGAACAACACAAAGGTCAAAAAGAGTTACACTCTCTAATCTTAAACAATTGCTTGATAAGAACATATTAAGCATTTATGATATTGATACCATAGATGAGTTCTTTACTTTTGTGAAAGTAGGGAATACATTCAAAGCAATGAGTGAAGAGTGTCATGATGATGCTGTTATGGCTCTAGTTGCTGCACTTCAATTCTTAGTAGATGAATTAAATGAAATAGGTATAACAATCTGGACTTTTCTATCAGAGAGAGCAGAGATTACTGAAGTTGATGAGGATGGTGATGCAGTATCATCAGATGATCTTGATATTGTGATGTCTTCTAAATGGAAGAAGATTTATGAAGATACAAAATGGCTTTTTTCTTAAAAGCCATTTTTACTAAAGTATTCGTTCCATCTTAATTCAGTAGAAGCTATCTTATTTGAATTTCTACAGTCAAATGATTGGGAAGAAAGCTCAACAGTTGCTATTGTTCCATCTACTACAACAAACATAAATGGATGACTAAACATATATGTTGAATTCTCATATCTGTTTGATCTTCTCTTTAGTTCCCTTTGGTCTCTTGCACTTGAAATTGTTTGATTTGTGGTTGCATTCTTTAGGAATGATATGAATAAATCAATTGCATCTGGATTCATATAATCATTTTTGAAAATGATATCTGTAATATCATTCTTCATCAAATCAAATCCATTCTTAATCACACTAGATAGATGAATCTTCATCTTTTCATCATTGTTGCAAATATAATATCTTCTTAGAAACTGTCTCATTGCATGAATTGAAATATTGAAATCCTTAATCTTACCTTTATCAGTGATAATTAAATGTGTTCTTGGTGATTCTACAAAATTTGTATGAATAGCATAGACTAGACCAGATTCAACAAAGAGGTCTAAATATTTTTTTGATATCTTTACTTCACCAGCTTGAATTTGTTCAAGAGTAGCTTTTTCATAATTGATACCATCAATATTTACAACTCCAATCTTTCTACTCTTATGTAGTTTATAAATCAATTCTTTACATTCTTTAAGAATCATGGCAGTTTCTTTTCAAGTGCTTTCAACTCTTGAAGCCAAAGACTTTTTTCTGTTGTTGATCTAAGTGTTTCAATTTCTACCTCTTTGCTAAGTTTATTTTTTCCTAGAGCTTCTTGTCTTTCTGGTGTCAGCGATCTTATCGCCATTGATAATAAATATTCATATGAATCATCAACAGTTACAATTTTATTATTAGATAGAATATCTCCTATTTCAGAATCTTTAAGTTTGTCAATTACTATTGACTTCGTTATTATAAGATTAATGAACTTAATTCTACCTTTTATAATATCAAGTTCATTCTCAAGCTTTTGGAGCTGTTTAATCTTTCGCAATCCATAGTATTCTAATCTGACTTTGATATATCTATCCATAATCTCATCTATATTCTGAAACTCTTCAATCTTACCAAATTCATTATATGCAAAATATGTCTCTGACATTGTTGTTTGAAGCTTCAAAAGCTTGATCATCTCTGGTACTGTCTTGCCTTCAAGATTCTTTCTCTCCATCTTGATCACAAAATGAGGAATGTCTTTTTTAGTATCACATAAATCCTGATAGCTAGTGATAATCTTATCTTTTTCAAGATCGTCTAAAATAGCACAGTATTTCTTTTGAGTATATCCAAGAGGTAACTCTGTGATCTCAATAGTGGATGTATTCTTTATCTCAAGCACACCTTCCATTATCCATTGTTTATCAGTTACACCCTTTATAACTTTACCTTTGAATCCATTCCAATAGGGAATATTCCAATTAACAGGTTTTGCATCTTGACAATAGCTTTTTAGATGACTGATAATAGTCTTTGGATTTCTAGGGAATATATACTGTTTAAATCCGGGTGTTGTACCTAAACTTCCATTTATCAACAACATTGGAATAATAGGAACATAGAACTTTGGTTCAACTTGATCACCCTCAAATAATTGTGGCTTCAATACCATATCATCTAATCTATTATAGATCATCTCTGTTAGCTCTGTTTCTCTGAGAAAAATATATCTACTTGATGAGGCTGCTGGTAATAGCCTCGTTCCAAAGTTAGATTGAGGAGAGAACCAAGAGATATTATTTGATCCAGTAAACTGTTGAGTCATATTTGTGATAACATCCTCTAATGCTGTTGGCCCATGAATGTATTTAGAATCTAATGAGGTTGCATTTGCAAATACTGATACCTTCATATCCTTTGCTATGTTGATATGTCTAGTTGAAAAGATTACCTTTCTACCAGAATTTTTAAGACCATCTATCAATGATGCTATCTTCCTTTGATTATCATATGAGGCAAAGTTACAATAATCTTTTCTAAAGAATCCACTCACATTTTTAGGTTTAATCATGAGATTGATCCTCAGCTGTGTCATCTGATTTGTCTTCCATAGCATAATCAACTTCTTGCATAATCTCGTCTGGTACTTCAGTAAATGATCCATATGTACCTAATAATTTTTTATCAATCTTTCCTGTACTATCTATAACAGTTTTATACATATACCACATAATTCTCCTTTAAATGTCATTGACATTGAAATCATTCTCTTGTAGATATTGTCTTCTCTCTAGTACATAATTATCATCAAGCCACTCTTTTAATAACTGTGGTGCTTCATCGTCCCACTCATATGTTTGAATCAATCCGTCTAATCCATACATGTCAATAACTTGTGCAAACTCTGCTGGTGTCCATGATCCAATACCCTTTAGATATTTTACATCATAACCCCTTTTAATATCAGAGGCATCAAATTCATCAAAGTCAAAATATACCTTGATTACTTTATCACCTTTTTTAAGCAACATTAAAGGTGTACAAAGTACCTTGATTTTACCAGTCTTTAGTAGCTCTGGAGCAAATCTATAGAAAAACGCATATAACAATCCTCTAATTCTAAACCCATCTAAATCTTGATCAGTTGCAAATACTACTTCATCAAATGTGATAGATTCATTGTTCTCTGTCCATTTCATTCCGAGAACATCTTTTAATCCAGCAAGTTCGACATTGGCTATAATCTTCTGAAGCGATGTGCCTACTACATTCAGCGGAAGTCCTTTTAGCTCAAAGAATCCATTTTCAACTCTTCCTAGAACAGGCATTAATCCTGAAATAGCACTAAAGCCTTCACCAATAAATAATCTATGCCATTTATGTGATGGAGCAGTAAACTTCTCATTTTTAATCTTCTTGACTGGTTTATCTTTTTCATTGAGTTCTTTTTTGAGTCTTTGTTGTTCCTTTAACTCAAAAATCTCTGTGATAGGTTCAACAATATCTTTGTTCTTTATCAATTTATTTATAAATTTGTCAAAGTCAATATTAACAAAATATGTTCTTAGATCTGGTCTTGAGACTTCTAACATCTCTTTAGTTTGTCCACCAAACTTAGAAGACAACCCAGTCATCAATGATACAAAATGAAGTTTATTTTTGATATCACCTGGTTTTATATTCTTGTGCTTTTTAATAAGCTTCTCTCTAATCTTTGGAACAATCATCTCATCAACTAATACATCTATATGAGTTCCACCATTTCTAACATGAATACCATTCACATAAGAGAAATATCTAAAGTCATCATATTCATTTGGAAATATAGCTATTGTACAGTTAGGTGTGATAATAGTTTCATATGAAGTTCCAAACATATCTAGATAATCTTCTGTTTTCATCTGCTGAAATACTTGTATCAATATCATCTCCTTATATATTTTGGATTGTAAGTATAGTATTCTAGGACTTAAAGTAATATTAAGTCCTAGACAATACTATTTATAAAGTTTGATAGAGTGGTTTATATCACTATATTCACTTGGTTCACAAAAGACAGGAAGTCTATATGTGATCTCATCATAGTTTCTATCTACAATAAATAGATTCTGAGATGGTGCTTCATATGGAATGTTCAATACATTCAAGGCATATTCATCAACACCTTTGGTTGTACCATTCACAAATACCTTACCAAGAAACAGTGATTGATGATAATGACCAATTAATAAAATATCATAGCTGTTATTTACTGATGTAGCTCTCTCTTGTTTCTTATAGTTTCCTCTATATAGTAAAGGAAGAATGCCAGCTATGCCTCCACCTCCACCACCGAGTGTATTACCATGAGATAATAGAAATCTCTTACCAAAGATATCAAAGCGCAAATCTGGTGATTCAGAGACTTGTACAACTACAGATTCATCGTAATTAAAATGTCTTTCAATCAATTTATAGATGATATACTCATAGTTCTCCTCAACCATTCCTTTTGCTCTAAACTTCTTGTGAAGTCTTCCGTGATTTCCAACTACACAAGGAACATAAACATTCTTGAATTGTTGCTTCAACTTCTCTATTTGATGAATCAAAAGGTCAGCAGCTTCAAGAACAGCAACTAAAATCCTACTATCATTTGACTCTGTTAATTCATCATGAATATTACCAGAAATAATATCGCCAGCTAAAACTAAGACAAACCAATCAGATTTATAAACAGACCAATCATTTTTTACAATCTTAATAGTTGAGTCAACTGTATAGTTCACTCTTCTTATTGCAATATCAGAATTGTATTCATTTACATATCCAACCTCACTTGGATTTACTACCTCTGAATAATGAAGATCAGATAACATCAAGACTGGTACACCATTAACAGTATGATCAAGTTTATTAAAGTCTGGAATATCTTTTTCATTATAAGCAAATCCACTAGCATCATAAAAGATTTTAGTCAACACATCTGTGGTATTGACTTCTTTTCTAGCTTCCTCTAATGCTCTTTTTAATGATTTGATCTCCTCACCTTGAGTGTAAATCTTTTTTGCTTCTGTAGATACAATATCATGATTAAATTTCAATTGATCATCAGGTTCTGTATCTTGAGGTGTTGCTAGTGCTCTTTTCCATCTACCAATAGTTGATCTATCTTTCTTAAATAAACTACAAAGAGAAGTTATTGACAATTTGCTAGCAGCCTCTTTGAATCCATTTGGAATTTTATTGATATTCATATCACTACTTTAAAGGAGTGATAATATTTTCAATAACATCTACATAGATTTCTTGTTCAGAAACCTCTTCATCTTTTACAGGTTTTCGTAATAATGAAATTGCTTTCTTTAAGATAGCATCATTAAAGCCTTGACTCTTTGCATTCTTAAAGATATCTTTACGTCTTTCACCAAGATCAAAAATCTCTTCATCAATTATCTGAATTGTTTGTGCAATCTGCTTTAGCAATTCTTTTGACTCATTTGTATTTAAATCTGCATCAAGTGTTTCTTTCTTTGACATGTAAATTTCCTTTTATAATAAATTTTATATCAGATGACATAAATAGTATGTCATCTGTGTGTAACTATTTAGAATCCAAATTGTTTTGCAAACTCTTCTGGTGATAATACCCCACCTGATGCTGCCACAGGAGTTGCTACTGGTAGAACTGGTGCTGGATCAAATGGAGGAGTCTGTGTAGATCCATTCATCCATTCTGGTATGTCACCTAGTCCAGCTGATAAGTCTGGTTTTGGTGCATCTTGTGATGGAACACCAGGTGTCATCATAGCAGGAGTAGAACCTAGTTCAGCTTCTTTAGATGCTTTTGGTGTATCATCTTTTTTACTTGGATTTTTAAAAGTTACATAATCCAATCTATTTTGAAGTTTGTCTTCAGATTGAATAATATCAGGAGAGATGAATTCATCAAGACAAATAGTTGTTTCAATCAAAGCTTTCATTTGTTCTGGAGTAGTCACAACATTTCTTGGATCTGTAGAGAAGAAAGAATCTGCCCATGATGGAAAACCATTGCTTGTTTGAGAACCAGGTGTCAATTTCAAGCGGAAATCTTTTCCACCTACTAAATCCCAAGCATTAAAAGGATTCATTTTTTTCTCTTTTTGCTCTTCCTCTGATGGCTGCATTTGTTTTTTGATTAACTCTTGAAGTTGTCCACCAAACTCGTATAAGAATACTTTACCATTGTTTTCAGGATTTTCTGTATCCTCAATGATCAAGATATTTGTGATGAATTTATCTTTAGCTGCAAATTTCAAAAATGCTTTTGCTTCTTTAGACTCTTTTTGTCCTGCTTCTTTCAACTCATTATATCCATTCCAAGCATAATCACAAATAGGACATTTAGCATCTCTACCACCTGTTGTCTTTGGACATACTTCTTTAATGAATCTCTTTTTCTCTTCTTTATAAATCTCTGGTGCATGAACTTGTTGGGTGATAAAAGTTTGCATTCTATTCTTCTCTGTATTTAGAGATGGCAAGAATCTAATCAAAACACTACCAGACCCATCTTTCTTTTTGCTAATGGAGTAAAACCTCTTATCTTTTTCAAAATCAGTTTTACCTGCTCCAAAAGCTTTTGGGTCTGCCATTGCTTCATTCATTTGTCCCATCATATCATCTAAGCTTAATTCCATGTAACATTTCCTCCTTGTGATTGTTTAATTAAAAATCCTTCTAAATTTCCATCTAGTCCAATAGAAATATTCTTAAGTTTTCCTTTAGAAAACAACTTCTCTCTTCCAATACTATCAATTCTAAATCCCTTGACCCAAGGTCTAGTGATAGTGTATTTTAATTTTATTGTTTTAGGCTCTTCATTTTCAACAATAGGCATTTGAAATTCTTTTACTAATGAATTCCCTTCTAGTTGAAAGCCTCTTCCTAACAAATATGTTTTAAAATCTGTTAAACTAATCATTTCATATATTCTCCTTTTCCAGTTAGATAAAATTTACAAATTATATGTATAAAAAGTCTATTGATATCATTAAAACTTTTTATATTATTAATAGCATCTCTTGCTCCTGATGCAGTAAGCAATGGGAATACATGTGAGATACTTTTATCATCATCCTCAAGGAAAACTTCTTTTACTTGTGCTAATGTAATAACTTCACTCCATCCAGGAACTACACCAGCCTCTTCATCAAGTGTTTCATCCATTAACTGTCTGGTGATCTTTCTTCCTATACCTTTTGAGTAGATATCTTTATCTGAACATAATGCTTTTGCAATTACAATCGAATTATCAGAATGTCGATACCCATAAGTAACACCACCATAAAAATGCTCATTATTTTTAATAGAATGTGTTTTTGGAACATGTATAAATCCTTCCGTCATTTATTCTCCTCTATAAGTTTTGTAAGTGTATTATAGTATTTCATCACTTAAAAGTAACTTTAATGTATCTCATAATGTGAAAAGTTGTGAACTTT